CGTGTCGTCGAGGATCTGGCCATCGAGCGTCCAGTTCCCATAATCGTCGGCGATGAGACCGACCTGGCCGTTGGGGTTGAGGTTCACGCGCCAGATATCGACGCCGATTTTCTGACCGTCCACTGGGTCGGGGACGAAAACCAAATGACCCTGCTGGTGCGGTACAGTTGCGCCGGCGACCTGATCGAAGTTCCCGAGCAGCGTGTGGTAGGTGATCAGGACCGGGAACGCTCCGGTGATCGTGGAAGTCAGCGGGATGTAAATCAGTCCCGTCACCGGATCCGCCAGGACGTAGTCGGTCCCCGCCACGAGCGCGACGGAGTTCTGTGTGAGCGCCGGAGCCACTCCCGTGGGGTCGTAGTTCGGCGTGAGCGTGCGGAAGTATCGGCCCTTGCAATTTGGCACTTGCGCGACGCTGATGAGCGTTTCCCCTGTCACCGTAGCCACAGCGACGGCGAGCGTCGTCTTCGCCGCGGCCATCGCACTGATGGCCATGTGGTTCGAAGAAAAATCCGTCCCGGTCAAGGCGACTTTCGGCTGGCGCTTTGCCACCGCGGTCGCGATGAGCGTCACGTTTTTATTCAGCGACTGGTAGAGCTCCTTGATGTCGTCCTTCATGTCGAGCTCAAACTTTGTGCAGTTCCCGAGATGCTGCAGGCCCGTGGGGAGTCCGGTGACCGGGTCGAAAATATCGAACAGGATCGAACCCTTTCCGAGCATGGGGACATGCGGGACGGGATACTTGATTCCTGGCATTCTGTCCTCCTAAGACTTTGAAGTCGGATCGAGTCTGCTCGTCCGGTACCTGATGGTGAAACTCAGCTTTGCCGATGCGACCGGAACATCTCCCTCGCGGGAGTTCCACACCGTCCTGCCTTCTTCCACTCCACTGGCGAGACCGCCGAAGCGTTCATTCGCCAGCACAGTCTGTGCTGCCCATACGAGCACGGGGTCCAGCGCCTCATCCGGTGAGACGCTATTTGTTCCCTGCGCCCTGCACTCGAGCGCCAGCGTGAGATGTCTCTCCGTGAGAGGGGAGGCATAGACCTGCTGGCCGAGAGTTTTTGGAACATCGTCGTCCGCGTAGAGCATGATCGCAGGCAGCGAGTCGGCCTCGATGGGGCGGGTCCTCTCGCGATGAACTGTCAGTCCAGCAGGACTGCCGGTCCCTCCGCCACCTAGAGCCGCCACGAGTGCGACAACGATCTGCTCGCGAATCGAAGACAATGAAGCGTTCCTTTCTCTACTGCGACCAGCTTCCGGTCGGTAGTTGAGCTGGCTGCGCTGGCGCCGGCGGAGCGTTGATCTGCGCCTGCGCCAGCATCAGCGGAGCAACTAAATTCTTAACGGCCGTCAAGCCTCCCGCGGTATTAGCCGCAAGGACGGCACTCAGCCAGAGCTGAACGGTCACCGGAATGCCGTCGACCGATCCCACAATCGTCACCTGCGGATCTGCGGCCGATCCCGGAATGTACGTCGCGCTCGTCACCACGTATGCGTGTGCCACGCCTTACTCCTCCGTCCCGAAAACAAACCCGCTAATCGAACCCGTCGCGCTCACATCCGCGTTCAGCACATTGTTCGCGGTGGCCGAGAGAATTCCGTTACCCATCCTAGGGGCTGGTTGACCGATACCTGCGGCCATCAGCGGAGTCCGCAATATCTCCGTCGTGGCGTCCTTCAGGATCACCGAACCCGCGACGGAAAGGCTCAGTGCGTAACCCATGACGCGGAATTTTTTGCCGGCCGCCGGTGTCCAGACCGCGACTGGAGTTCCAGCGGTGACAGCGACAGCTGCAATAGGCTTGAATACGACCGGGGTGCGAATAGCTGCCCAGTTGGCTCCGGCCTGCGGACCACTAGTACTCACATATTGAGCGGATGCTGCGGCGGCTCCCGCGCCAAAGTTTGCGTTCGACCAGGCGCCAGCGTTCAGAGTGTCGGTAAGAGAACCGCTTTGTAGAACTTGGAGAAGCCCGTCGTTCAGGTTTGCGCCCATCGACGGATTCAATGTCTTTGGAAATGCTTGGGTGGTAACCGCGATAATAGGACCGGTTTGCTGGGTCGCGCCGTTTTGGAAACGGACCCTCCAAAAACGGCCTTGGATAGGAACCCAGAAAGAGTTGTAGATGTTTATTTGCGGAGTGAAGAGTTGCGATACGAAATTGGCTTGTGTAGGGTCGTCTGTGGTGTCGAACTTGAGCGCGTTTGAACCAAATCCGCTGCTCGGAATCAAAACACTCAGAACGGCCTGAGACGCCCCTGTTTGCTGAGAGTCGAACCATGCCGAGGCATACGTCGCGCTCGCCAGAATGTTCGCGGTCGAAAATAAATCCTGACTCTTCCTCTGAATCGGCTTGACCACAGGGGAAACTTCGGTGCCGGCAGGCGGAACACCGGACCCCGGCGGAGCCGATACCGCCGTTCCTCCCCAATTCTTGATGTTGTCCTGCGACACTCCTCCAGAGATCGCGCTCGCCATCGCGTCCAGGTCCGCTTTAGCCGCGGCGAGATTCCCTCCCGTTTCAACGGCAAGAGCCGACGTGTTCAGATTCGTCCCGGCATTCGCAGTGACCGTGCCGCTCACCGGCTGCGTGGCGGGAAAGTTCGAGACGCTGACGGTCAGCGTGGCCTTAAGCGTGTCGTAGATCGAACGCAGCCATCCGCGAATCCCTGTGCCGGGAATCGACGGAGGAGCTGCTCCATCTGTCCCGAGACTAGCCTCTGTCGCCGCGCCGGCCGGCAGAGGAAGAGCCGCCGCGCTCACCGGCTGCGTCGCGGGGAAATTCGAGACGCTAACCGTCAGCGTCGCCTTCAGCGCGTCGTAGATCGAACGAAGCCATCCGCGAATTCCTGTGCCGGGAATCGACGGAGGAGCCGCTCCATCTGTTCCGAGACTCGCCTCTGTCGCCGCGCCGGCCGGAAGTGGAAGAGCCGTCGCGCTGATCGGCTGCGTGTCACTAGGCTTGGTCCGCGTCGAGAGCGCGACGTCCAGGTTGTCGGTCTTCGCTTTAATCGCCGCGAGCGTTGCTTCCGTCGAGGCTCCCGCTGGGAGTGGCAAAGACGCCGCACTGACCGGTTGCGTCGCCGGGAAGTTCTGAACGTTGACGTTGGCATTTCCCTGCGCGTCGCCCTTTAGCCGCTGGACGTTCGTGCCATCGAACACGCCGGCCTGAACGGGAGGACGCGTCGGCGGAGTTCCGGGAGCATCCGGTCCACTGACAATCGGATCACCAGGGACGTACTTTCCCGACGGACCATCGAAAATTAAGATTTCTCCGTTGGATGGAGCCTGTGCCAGGACCGGTGTGCCGGCGATAGAAGTCGCATTGCCACTACCTGCAGCGCTGACGATCTCCACCATTCCCGTGTCGGTGCCAACGAACAATTCGTGAGTGTCTGTGGTAAGAAATGCCTCGCCTGCCGGCGCGCTCGCCGGAAGATTCGCCTTCAGTCCTCTGCGAAGCTGAATGATGTATGACATCTAGAAAGTCCCGCCATCGATGACGTTGTTTGGCCCACCGCCGCCCTGGGGAACGACTGGACCGCCTCCCAATAGCAATTTCGTGAGACCTCCATCTCCTTCGCGCAGCCGCTCGCGCACAGTGAAATTGGTGCTCCCAATCACGATGGGATCGCCAATCTTCACCGTAGGAAATGCCGAAGTCTGGACGGTCAATGTGGACGCGAGCATTACGACGCCGCCGCGACTCCCGTCCTGCACGATGATCTCGTCTGCCTCGTCCAGCAAACCAATGCCGGCCACTCCTCCAACGGTCACAGCGATGCCCATATCCGCCAGTAGAGTCGGGATATCGGCATCGCGGAACGCGGGAGAAGTGGACGGCGTCGGCATTTATTCCTTGACCTTTGGAGCCTTGCCAGGGACACGCCGCGAGACAGGGTCGGCGCTAGTCGGGCTCTCCATGCGGTTGACGGACGTCGGTCCCGCTTCTGGCTCTTCGCCTTCCTCGAGGTGATGCTCGGCAGAACCTTCGCCGATGAGCCGGTGAGCGAGAGCGCGCTCCACGTCGTGAACTGACCCTTCTTCTGCGTGCTCGCGGTTCAAAATGATGGAGCGCGTCAGCTTGATGCGTTTCATTTCCATCGTTCCCTTCGCTTTCTGCGGCGGTGAGCGGCCGGACTCGAATCCGGCCGCGCGCCGCGGGGTGATGCCGCGCATTTACGCGGCGTGGTGAAACTTAGACGGTGATGACGTCGGTCGCCACGACGAACGCCTGGGGGTACTTCAGGACGATGTCGACGAGCATGAACGTGGTGAGCTCGATCATGCCCTGCTTCTTCAGGCGGTACGGATCGACAACGATCTCGAAGCCGCTGCCCCACATGCCGATGATCAAGGTCTCGAATACGCCGCGAATGAGCGTGCTCAGGTTGGTGCCGGTGCCCTAGGTGCCGTTCGAGGCCACGATGTTAGTGGCTGCGGCAC